CCTACCAACACGGCAGAACGCAGGTCAAGCTTCAGGCGGCGCGCGCTGCCCTGGAGAGAATCGCTCTCGGCAAGGTTCGCAACATGCCGGCGGCGCGTGCGGTCGCTAAACTGGCGCTGGAGTTGAGGGCTATTCGGAATTGAGTGGTGAAAGTCACTGTCCACCTTCCGTCTCCTTTTCGGCGTCGGTCTGTGGAGTTTTCACAACCGGGCTTGTCATCTCCGCGAAGATTTCCTCGTCTACCGGCGACTCCCCGAACTTTCCGCGTTTGACATTCCCGCCGTAGATGATCTTGGCGCGGATCGCCTCAAACGAGTAGCCGCGTCCATTGCGGTTAGCTATCTTGGCCAGTCCGTTGGCGGCTTCCGTGTAGGCGTTCGTCGCGCCGGTTCCAAAGTAGTTCAGGATCTCCGGCTTCCAGTTCTCGACCGCCGTAATGAGTTCCTTGAAGTTCACGCGCGTGAGCATGTCCAGACTGCCCAGCCAAGCGTCGTACCGTTCCTGTATTCGTGCCGGGAAGGTGGCTGCGTAATGGCCTGTACGTGTGGGAAGTGCCAGGAGTGCGATTGGGCGCGCAGCCATCCCAGCGAGGATGCTGCGCTGAGACAGACAGACTCAGCCGAACAGCCGATTCGGTGCGGAACATTCGGAGAGAAGGCCGTTCGGCCTCAAAAGGTTCAGTTTGAGCAAGCCGAACGATACCGGGACATCGCCAACCGACTGATGGAGCATTACGTTGGCTTGTTCCCCGACTGCGCATGGCAGTGCTTGGGGTTGGCGGATGGTTGGGCGTCAAGCCGGATGAAATGGTGTGGTTGGACGAAATGCCATCGTGTCAACCGGAGCCTGACATTCATGGATAACGACTCTATCATCAACGAGTTGTGCGACTTCGCGGCGTGGATTCGGCGCGAACAGGGAGTGGCGTCGCAGACAGTGGACATATCCGGAAGCGGGAGGTCCGCGGTGTCTGAGCGCGGGCCACGCGCGGAGGCTGTGCCTGCGATGCCCCGTTACACCTACCTCTGGGCGTGTGCATGGAACAATCCCTACACGCAGCCACCAAATGGCCAGCCCCGCGTGCTCCTGGAAATAGTGACCGAGACACACCAGTGCCCTCCTGAAATCACCGCTTGACAATCAGATCGATTTGTTTCAAACTATTGGCGTAAACTGTGCAGTTTTGAACTGCGCGATTTGCAAGCGCTCCTCCGACGAGGGCATAACGCAACGGGGCGGATTCACCCGGTCGGACGTTTCGGAGCCACCCTTCCCCCAAGATGACATACAAACCGCATGTCGCCGTCTGTTCATCCTCCGGCGAAATCATTTTCCACGTCCACGCCGAGCGAGCGCGGCTGCTGGTGCGAGATGGCACGGCTACTCCGGACACCAGCAACCACGTCCGCAGGATCAGGTTGCGGGACGGCGGACCGGGGGACAGGGATGCACCATCGCGCGATGGTAATCCAGGGAAGTATACGTTCCGAGAGGCCCTTGGCCAGCCGGTCGACGCGCACTGCCACAGCCATAAACCCAACGTTGCCACACGCAATAACTGGCCTATATTCCGCGCTGCTGTGGTGGATTGCTTGCCGCCATCGGACCAGGCGCAAATTCGAAAGCTGTTCGCGCCGACTGCGAGGCGCGCAGCGTGAAGGTGTCCGCCAAAGCAGCCCGCTGGCTGGCCCGCGAGCGCGGCGCGCACGAAAGATCGGAGCAACCCAAGCCGGCGGCGCCGGCGTCGAACAAAGCGGTCGGTCGTGTCCTCACCAGCAGGCCGGCCGCGCTCCGATAAACCATTTGTTTCCGGTCTTGTTTTGACAGATCGGAATTTCGGCGCTACAATCGGCCCCGGAGCCGAACGCGATAGCGTGAGGCGACCAGTAAAAGAAAACCTCTTGTGGGCGGATGCGCAAGCGGCGCTCCACAAGCACCAGTTGCCGACAGGCGGCTGTTATGTTGCGACGAACTGAATTCCCGTGGCGCTGGGCGGCGATCTTGTGGTTGTCGGCGGCGGCGTTGGCGGCGATCATCGGGCTGTTGCGGCGATGAGCGGCGGCCGATATCTCGCCGAGGACCGCGGAGCCTTCGACCAGCCTCTCGTCATCGAGATGGAACCGGAGCCCGAGGTTGTCGTAGCGACGGCGCCACTGTACGAGATTGCCGCCGCGCACGATGGCCAGCCACCGCGAGCGTGGCTGCTACACCTGATGCGGATTTGGGGGGACTTGGACTGATGGAGAATCGACGATGAACGAACTCTTGCAGTGGTCTCCCATCGCGACGCTGGTAGTCGTGATTACTGCCGTCATCGGGCAGGTGTTGCATGGCGGCGGCGGCGGCGGCGGCGATGCAGCGCAGGCCGCAGCGCAGGCCGCAGCGCAGGCCGCAACGCAGACCGCAACGAGCATCACCATGGCGGCCCTGAAAGAGACCATGGAGCATCTGGCCAGAACGTTGGAACGCGTGGACCTCTCGCTCCATTCGCACGAACGCAGGCTCGTCACGATTGAGACGGCCTGCCGGATGCGCCACGCCGAGCGCCGCCAAGAGGCCGAGGATGCTCATTCTATGGGAACGGAGTAATTGGCCGCTCCAAGGCGCCCGTGCACGTATCCCGGCTGCGCGGCGTTGGTGGAGTCTGGTAGGTGTGAGCAGCATGGGTATGGACAGGATCGCGCGAAGACGGCCGAGCGAGGATATGACGGTGCCTGGCGCGCTTTCATGGAATGGTTTAAACGTCGCCATCCCGTGTGCGCGGACTGCAACCTCGCACCCACCACGGATGGACACCACATTCTCAAGGTCAAGGATCACCCCGAACTGCGGCTTGTTGAGGCCAATGTGCGAGGGCTCTGCCATGGCTGCCATGCGGTCAGGACGGCGCGCGGAGAATAGCGATGCGGCGTAAGGCCAAAGCAACGGAGGCGGCGAAAGAGGAGGCGGCCAGCCATGAAAGTTCGGTGCGAAAATCGCCCAGCCAGGAACCAGCGAGTGCGGGTGGTGAAGCTGTGGGGATGCTCAGTGGCCCTCTGTCCGAAGTGCATCGAGGCAGCCAAGAAGATAGCGGCGACTCCAACCAGGGCCGCTTGATCGTCGCCTTGCAGCCGCCTGTTCCATGGCGGCCGGCGCACCCGCTCTGGGATGGGATGAGGCAGTGGTGATGCTCAATTGCGAGATCTGCGGAAAGGAATTCGAGCGGCGTCAGCGGACGAATCCTTCCCGGGTAGGTGGTCTAAATCCTTCAGAAGCAACGGCCCGCGTGACCGTTGCGTAGCATCGCGCGAATTTCCGCAGATTACAAAATGTCGAAAACAATCAAGATCACAGAGGATATCTCGTCAAACAGCGCGATGCAGATCGAGATGTGGCCCATTGATCGGCCAATCCCCTACGCCAGGAACGCGCGCAAGCTTTCCGCTCAGGCCGTGGATAAGGTGGCCGCGAGCCTGAAGGAATTCGGCTGGCAGCAGCCCATCGTGGTTGATGCGCAGCGCGTGATCATAGTCGGCCACACTCGACTGATGGCGGCCAAGAAGTTAGGTATGATCGAGGTTCCGGTCCTGATTGCCTCGCATCTCACCCCCGCTCAGGTCAAAGCGTACCGCCTGATGGACAATCGCAGCCATCAGGAGGCGAGTTGGGACTTCGAACTCCTTGGGCCCGATCTGCTGGACCTGAAAGCGCTGGATCTCGATCTGAAGTTGACGGGATTCAACTCTGACGAACTCGCCGCGATGTTTTCTGCGGACGGCTGGGAGCCCGATGAGAATCTGGCGAAGAGAGGCGGGCACATGGACGGCCTGGAGTATCGAGTCGTGGTGGATTGCCAGGACGAAATGCAGCAGACGGAACTGCTGGATCGATTCCAGCAGGAAGGGTTGAAATGTCGCGCGTTGATCTCATAGTCGAATCCGAACCGTCACGCTCGGCGCGCGCACAGCAACTCTCCGCCATGTTTGATGTCCCGCCCGTGGACAAATGCCGAATGGAATGGCACGGCGAGATCCCAATTGAAGCGGGCGACTGGAATGTGGGCCTAATCGTCGGTCCGTCCGGTTGCGGCAAAAGCAGCATCGCCCGCGATCTATTCGGTGCCGACTATCACCCGGACCTCGAATGGCATGGCAAAAGCGTGGTGGATGACTTCTCTCTCAAGTTCTCGATGGAACAGGTGACGCAAGCGTGCAGCGCGGTCGGGTTCAACACGATCCCGGCATGGTTGCGACCGTTTCGAGTGCTATCGAATGGCGAGCGCTTCCGCGTGGAGTTGGCCCGCCGACTGCTGGAACTTCCCGACCCCATCGTGGTGGACGAATTCACTAGCGTCGTGGATCGCCAAGTGGCGCAGATCGGCGCGCACGCCGTAGAGAAATTCATCCGCAGAAACAAGCGACGATTCGTGGCGGTATCGTGTCACTACGATATCGTGGACTGGCTCCAGCCGGACTGGATTTTTGAGCCGGCCACGATGGCTTTCGCGCGGAGGTCACTTCAACGACGCCCCGCTCTCGATGTCACGATTGGGCGGGTACCCTACTCCGCCTGGCGGATGTTCTCTCCATTTCACTATATGAGCGCCAAGTTACATGCGGGCGCCCGCTGCTTCGGGTTGTGGGTGGGCAAGACGCTGACGACGTTCTGCGCGGTGCTGCCGAAGCCGGTCAGCCGCGGCGCGACGATAGGCGAGGAAATCAAAGGCGTATCGCGCGTGGTCACGTTGCCAGATTGGCAGGGTCTCGGGTTGGCGTTTGTGCTGATGGAGAAGATTGCGGCCGCTTACGGCGCGCTTGGCAAGCGATTCAGAAACTACCCGGCGCATCCCGCATTTGTGCGCGCGTCGGATCGTTCCCCGAATTGGACGATGGTGAAAAAACCGGGCAGATACAGCACGATATCAACGCTCAATCGACCGGGAATGGGGCAATGGGGCGGGCGGCCGTGCGCGACGTTTGAATATTGCGGACCGGTTATGCCGCTGGCTGAGGCGAAGATTCTGCTGTCGGTGGCGTGAAATGGAAAACATAGAACGGGCCATCGACAGCGCCGTAACAGTCCGCCAGATCGGCGGCGGAGACCAGCCCGGTACCAACGAGGATGCCCCGGTCGTGAACGTCCACGCGGTCCACCACGACGCGGAATCGCCCGTTGATAGAAAGCGTGGCGCCGGGTCTCACGTTGCGATAGCGGGCGCCGTAGCGAATCTCGCAGGTCTTTGTGCCCGCTAAAATTTGATTCACGAATCGCTGTTTGAGGAATAGCAGCATGATTCACTATAGGACGCCAAGCAACTGCAAGCAAGGACTTTACGCCTTAGGCAGTCAACAGGTTAGCCATTAAAAACATGGGACTTCGTGGACCAGCCAAAAAGCCGACCGCGCTAGAGGCGGCGCAGGGATTTCCCGGTCATCGCGCTATCGATGATTCGCACGAACCGCGATTCGCGGAGGGTGAACCGGACATGCCGCGGGGATTGAGCAGGGGTGCGCGCAAGGTCTGGCGATGCACCGTGGCCATGCTGCTCCAGGTGCCGGGCCTGCTCACTATCGCGGACGGCGCCGTGCTGGCCGATTACTGCGAGGTCCGGGCGGACAAGGACGCGCTCCAGCGCGCGATGCGGGACGCCGAGCGGAGGGCTGTGGCCCAGGCGGCCGAACAGGCCAAGGCGAAGGGGATCAAGTTGAGTAAAGCAGAACTCCGGGCGGCGGCCGCCAGTGCCCAGATGACGAAAACAGGAGCGATGCTGAACACCTTGCGCAACCGCGAGAACGTACTCCGGAGAGAGATGGGATTGTCAGCTTCCGCTCGGACCTCCATCCGGCTCACGACCACACAAGCAGGAGTCGCGCAGGACCCGGAAGACGCGGCGACGTTTGCGCGCGGTCCGAGATTGGTGAAGGTCTAAAGTTGCACTCTCCGCTGCCATCCCTGGATCTTGCGGATTCCGGCAGCGGTCCCCAGGCGCGGATTGAGCAGGCGGATGGCGTATAGGTAGCCATCGGGGTACGAAAATCGCATGATGGCCCGCACGATAGCACATATGCAGCGATCTGAGCCAATCTCCAGCAGGACGATGGGTTCGCCGCGCTCAATGGCGTCGAGCCTGGCGTCGGACTTACGGCGCCAGCGCCATTCCGTGCGCTTGCGGCCGGCGACGATGTTGGCGAAGTATTCCGGCTTGAGGTTGGCTACGTTGAGCACGCCGCCGCCCCCTTGCACTTCCGCATCAGCCGCGCGGAGTGTGCTTGGCCACACCTCGGACAGCGGCGCATCACCCGCTTGCGGCCGGGGTTGGCGCGGCGCGCGGAGTTCAGGCGCGCGGCGGCGGAGCACACGTCGGCATCAGGGATTGGCTGGTGGCAGTGGGGACAGGTCATTGAGATCCTTTCGCCGGGGTTACCTACCCGGCCCCGATTTCCCTTCGGAGGCCCCGCTTGGTGCGGAGGATCGCGCGCGCGACCGAGGCACGGGAGCGGAGGTCAGGCCAGCCACGCGACGGAGTGGCCGTAGGAGTCGGGCCGAATGCCGCTGCGGTAGCCGGGGATGTCGCGGACGGCCATGGAGTACTGGGCCTCGTCCATGCCGAGGTCGGAGGCAATCTCGCGGGGGGAATTGTAGCCATGCTCGCGGAGGTATTCAGCGATGCGGGCGGCGTCGGTTTGCGTTTCGGTTTTCATCTTTTTTCTCCTGATCGATGGATTCGATCTACTATTATCATCGCACAATAGCAGCAATTGTGCAAGCATTATTTCGGACTAAATTTGCTTTATTTTCAATGACTTAGAAAGGTGGTCACAGAATGGCAGCAAAAGGTGGAAATTGATTCGATCTTCGCCCGCGAGAACAAGGCGGGTGAATCCGTGGTGAAAAGTGCGGAAGAGATCGCCGAGCACCGGAAGGCCACGCGCGATAAACGTACAGCGCAAGAGCACAAGCAGGACGATGCGCCGGAAGCGGACGCCGACTACTACCTGATGGTGGTCTTCGATAGCGCCCGCATGAAAGAGGACTGGCTGAAGGCCGGCGGGTTCCCGAACACGGCGCGATTTCTGAGCTATCGGGAAATGGAAGCGGCGATGCAAAAGGTGTGACCGCCGAAGATGAATGCGATTTTGTTCCTTCTGCGACGAGCCTACGGAATGGGCCGAACTTCTGAGCGATGGGCGCCTGCGCTGCGCGGCATGCAAGATCACCCGGTTCTTCGAGCGCGAGCTCACGCTCACGGGCGATTACGCCGGCCAGCCGTTCGTGCTCATGCCGTGGGTGCGCGGAGTCATACGGGACATTTTCGGGACGCTGGACGATGACGGCACCCGAGTCTACCGGGACGTGTATTTAGAGATGCCAAACGGAAGCTCGAAAACGACGATCTGCGCCGGCTTCGTGGTGGCCCTGCTGGGGACGGCACAAGGAACCGGGACGGAGGTCTACTCGGCGGCCACCACCAAAGAGCAAGCCTCGATTGTTTTCCGCGCCGCGGCGCAGATGATCGGCGCCAACGCGCGGCTGTCATCCAGGATGCTGGTCACGCCATCGACCAAGACCATCGTGCGCCGCGACGATCCGACCAGCTTCTACAAGGCGATCTCCGCAGATGGTTTCGCGCATGACGGGCTGGCTCCTTCCTTCGTAGTCCGGGATGAACTTCACCGCTGGCGGACCTTCCGTGCACTCGAACTCAACGAGGTGCTGGAGCGGAAGATCATGAAGCGGAAAAATCCGCTCATCATCGACATCACCAGCGCCGGGGATCCTGATGAATCGCCGCTCTGTTACCGCCGACACGAATACGCGATCCAGATCAAAGAGAAGGTCTTCCAGGACCCCCGCTTCTACGGGCGGATCTGGGCCGCCGATTCGAAACGCATTGAAGCCGATCCGGACTACTGGAAGTCGAAAGAAGCGCGCATTGCAGCGAACCCGAGCCATGAGGACAATGGGGGGTACGTCCGCGACAAAGACCTCGCGGACCTCTGCCGCAAGGCGGAGAACGATCCGCACATCCGTTCGGACTACCTGCGCTACCAACTCGGATACTGGGGCCAGCAGGAGGATTCGGTTATCGATATCGTCAAATGGCAACAGTGCGGCGGAGGCGTAGACCTTCGAACCTGGCCCACATACGATGACGAGTTGCTCATCAGGAATTGGGGCTTGGTTGGCGAGCCCTGCTGGGCCGGAGTGGATGCGTCCTGGACTGTCGATCTGACCGCCCTGGCGCTACTGTTCCCGCCTGGAAAGTGCGAGCAATGGTCCGTGCTGCTGTACTACTGGATGCCCGAAGAGAAGGTTGCCGAGCGGGAGCGGCGCGACAAGGTCCCGTACTCGGAGTGGGTTAGGCGCGGTTTCATCACGTCCACGCCCGGCAACTCTGTGAAGCTCGATGCCATCACGGACAAAATCAAATGGGCTAACGGAATGTTTCAGCTTCGGGAGATGCCTTTTGACCCGTGGAATTTCAAGAATACCGCCGAGAAGTTGGAGAAGGAAGAGGGAATCACGGTGGTGGACATCGCCCAGACTTTCAAGATGCTGAGTTCGCCAACCAAAGAACTCCTCGCGCTGTACCTCGATCAGCGAATCCGGCACGGCAACAATCCGGTGTTCAATTGGAACGCTCGATGTCTGCGGCTCCAAGGCGATCACAAGGACAACGTGCAGCCGAGTAAGCCAGAGAGATCCAAATCGTCCAAACGCATCGACGGGATCTCCGCGACCGTGACGGCCATGGCGCGGGCACTGGCAGCGGCGCCCAAGAAGCACTCGATTTATGCGACCCGCGGGTTACTCACTTTATGAAGAAGCTTGACCTTCAGGACGTGCTGATTGTTGCCGGCTTCCTGACGTTCGAATCCGGCGTGGCCGCGATCTACTGGCCGGCGGCGCTGATTCTGGCCGGCCTGATGTTCTTTTCGTTCGCACTCTTGATCGAGCGCTCCCAGCGCATAGCGAAGCGTGAAGCGTTGGCGGCGAATCGGAGACAGTAATGGGTTGGCTGAGTAACAACCTCGGCATCAAGGCGTTCTCGCTCGAAGATCCGGCGCAGCCGCTGCTCCCGATGAGCGCGCTTTTTGAATCGCTCGGGATTGGCCGTTCCGACGCCGGCATGATGGTCAACGAGAAGCAGGCGCTGCGGCTCACCACGGCATATGGCTGCATCAAGATTATCAGCGAAGACCTCTCGCGCATTTCCCTGGACATCTTCCAGCAGATGCCCGACGACAGTATGCGGCTGGCGACGACGCACCGCTATTACCCGCTCCTGCATGATCGTCCGAACCCGAATATGTCGAGCCAGGTCTGGCGCGCGGCGATGCTCGCTTCGGTCTCCTCCTATGGAAATGGCTATTCGTGGATCAAGCGGGACAAAGCCGCGCGCGTGATCGCGCTCGTGCCGCTCGATTCCGGCAGGACCTCCCCGGTGAAGATCAATGGGGAGTTTGCTTATGCCACCACGCAGACTGACACCGGCCAGGTTGCGCGGATCGACCCCGAGAACATGCTGCACTTCATGGGTCTATCCCTCGATGGCATCGTGGGCCTCTCTCCAATCCAGCTATGCAAGAACGCGTTCGGACTGAGCATGGCCGCCGAGAAGTTCGGAGCGCAGTTCTTCGGAAATGGCGCCCGAGCCACAGGAGTACTGAGCCACCCGCAGACGTTGGAGCCGGAGGCGTACGAGAACCTCAAAAAGTCCCTGCGCGAATGGGCCACCGGGGAAACGGCCCTCCGGCCCGTCATTCTCGAGGAGGGCATGAAGTGGGAGCAGATCAGCATTCCCCCCGAGGATGCCCAATTCATCGCCACGCGCAAGTTTCAAAAAGAGGAAATAGCTTGCCTCTACCGCGTGCCCATGCACCTTCTCCAGGATCTTCAGCGGGCGACCAACAACAACATCGAACACCAGGGGCTCGATTACGTCCGCTTCTGTCTTTCGCCGCGCGCGGTGAACATGGAACAGGAGATCAATTATAAGCTCCTCAGCGGCCCGTTTATCTGTGAGCACAACTTCATGGACCTGACGCGGGGCGACTTCGCGTCGCAGACGGCCGGGTTGATGGCGCTTCGAAACGGCGGCATCTATCATGCCGATGATGTGCTCCGGGCGCTCAGGCAGAATCCGATAGGCGAGGCCGACGGTGGCCACATTCGGATCGTTCAAGGGGCATACATTTCCCTCACGTCCCTACTTCCCGGCGCAGAGGATAACTCGGCGGCCGGCGGGGGCGCTGGCACCAATTCCGACGAGGGGAACCCGGCCGCCGAGTTACGGGGCCACCAGATCATCGCCTCCTACCGCCGGCTGTTCCGGGATGCCGTCGGGCGTGCGATCAACCGTGGTGGAGAGGCCGAATTCACCCGGCGCGCGATTTACCCGGCGGTCGCGTCGATGGCCCAAGCGCTCGTTGCGCGGCGATTCGGAAACGCCGATCTATCGAGGCGGGAGCTGGAGGCCGTCGAATCGCAAGTTGCGGAAATCGCTTCCTCCGCCGCCGGTTGGCAGAAGAAAGACGCCGCGGCCATTGCGGCACGAATCACAGAACAGGTTTACGGCGCACTCGCCGGGGGGATCGCATGACGAGAAATTTGGAAGTTTTAGCGACGCTGCAATCCGCGGTAGCAGCGGAGACGCACCTGAACGCGCAGTACCGCGCGGACTGGCGAAACGTCAAGTTCGTGGGGGCCAAGAAAGTATCCAAGGTGCTCCA